CCATTTTTTGCCCCTTTGTTTAGTTAGTTTATGACCAAGTACCTGTTGAAGCGTATGAGGTCTTGCTGTTGCAAGTAAAGGTAATGTCGATCATTCCTTCATCGCCTACAGCGCCGTTGATGTCTGTTAGGTTATCAACCAAAATTGTACCTGAATATAGAAGGTTTGTTGCTGATACAGCAGATGATGAATCTTGGATTGCTTGGAAAGCAACTGTAGATCCAAATGCTGCCTGTAATGTTGCAAGAACTGATCCTGCTGCTGTGTCGTTTAAGAATGTTACAGTTATTGTATCTGATGAGAGCCCAGTCACAAATTTATTTGCGGTGTCTCCCATAGCCGTTACAGGTATTTGATCTAGTACGCGGTTAAGTGTAAAAGCAGTTACATGGTCAGAAAGATTCACTGTTGCGATCTTAAAACCAACCTTGTTATTGAGAAAAATCGCCATGATTATTCATCCTCTTTCTTTGTAGTTACTGGCTTTGGTGTTGATGTTGAAGTCTGACCAATCTTTTTCAAGAAGGCTAGATCCTCTGGTGTTAGCTCTGACATATTAGCTCCAACTTGTTAGGATTGATAAGGACATCTGGCAGCTGAGAAGTTCTCCACTTGCAGCGTTCAGAATACTAGGTGCGCTTACTGCGCCTATATTATAGGTCAAAGATGATGCTGCTAACTTAGCGAACACGCTACAAACTAAATCTTCTATGCCATTCAAATTGCCCTCGTTATCAAAAAGGGGCACAGTTATGAGCAAAAGAAAGTTAGCCATTGGACTAATGTTTATATGCTGATTATTGCTCGGTGTAATATATTCCTCCGCCGGACTTACAATAACCGAGTTGGCGAGTACAGTGGCCGGAGGAAAGGCAAAAACTTGGTATTTTGTATTATCTACTAATGCTGTTGCTAAAGTAGTTCTAAGAGTAGTAATTGCAACTGGCATGGCCTAGCCTATAAAACTTCTAGGATCTAGTGCGTGAGAAATCAATCCCCGTATTTTTGCCAGTAATTGACTAGACATTCTATACGGGGATGGCTGGAAATCGACAGCGTTAGAACCTGAAAGGGTAGCGGTTCTTGCTTGCCAGATTTCAACGCTGATCATTAGTGCAGCGTTTTGTACAGCTTCGTCTAAAGTCCAGTCTGTGTAAGACTCTGGAGCAACAGTGCCATAAGGTTCAATTGGGTGATATGGAACAGTATTAGTGTGAGTAGTAGTTATGCTAATTGAATAGTCACCTACTGCTGTAATAGTTTTATTGCCTGCGTACTTTGTACCACAGTTAGAAATTGCTACAACTTCGCCTACATAAAAAATGTCTGTTACTGGTATATCAAAATAAAGAGTGCCTACGCTAGGTACATTACTGTGTGCTACTGCGAATTGATTAGGAGTCCAAAGCATAGGAATAAGGACATCATCGGCGGCATCACAAACAGATTGTAGGATTGCGTCAGAATACAGGGTGCCAACTCCCAGCGTAGAGCGTAACTCGCTTACGGTCGTTAGTGCCATTCTGATTCCTTTCTAAAGACTCTGGGGAGTAGAGGGCTACTACTCCCCAGAGCGACTTAGTGTGTTACTAGATTACGCGATGTCTAACTTGCGGAAGGCTGTTGGGTAGCGATTAACTACTGCAACATAACCGTAGATTCCGATTTCAAGTTGTCCGTTAGCGACAACATTTGAACGAATTTGTAGCGTGCTGGATTCATGGAATCGCATTGCAGCTGATGGATAAACCAAAGCAACCTTAGCGTTACCTGTATTGCCTGTGTAGTTAGGGTCAACAACTAAATCGAGTCCAGCAACAGTTCCCTGAGTTGAGCCTTGAGAAATTAAACCAGCAGCGTTCTGAACAACAGCAGCAGCGAATAGTGGTCTGCCGCTTCCATCAACAGCACCAAGTAGATTTGCATAATCGATATTTACATAACCGCCTGATGGTGCAACCATCAAACGATTTGGTGTAAATCGCATTACACCATAGGAATCTGCAATTCCATCAGCAATAGACTTGTAGATGGTTGCGCCAGTTGAACTGTCAGCACCATCAGCAGCGATTGTTGCTGCATATGCATCTGTCTTCTGAGCATAGCTCGCAGCCAACTCACGGAGATACAAATCCAAAAAGCTCGAATCCGACCGGTCCACGAGCTCAAGATCTAGTTTTCCAGCGCCAGCGAACTTGACTACTGTATCTTCCTGAAATGTGACAGTAGTGTCTGTTGATGAGAACTCAGCACCTTCAGCAGTTAATGCAACTGTTGCCTGTGTTCCTAGCTTAGGAGTAAAAATTTTCATGCCGCTTGCAGGCAAGGCAGCACGCTCAATCGAATCAATAAAAGGTCTTGATGAGTCGATGATACCAATTACATCGCGTAGGTATGTTGGTGGAACCATTCCTGTGTTTTCTGCAACTGTTGCAACCTGTAAAGCTGCAACTAGGTCGCGTGCATCTGAATCTCCGCGTGATGCGTTTAGCTGTGCTTTTGCGTACTCGCCAGCAGTAACATTTAGGTTAATGCGTGGTGATGTGAAATAACTTGCTGAAACAGTAGGGCGAGCAGCTTCGACAGATGCAGCTTCTACTGATGGTGTTGCTTCGACTGCTGGAGTGGTTTCTTCCACGGCTGTCTCGCTTTCTGTAGTTTGATTTTCTTCAACAGGGCTAACTGCCTCTGCTGCGATCTCTAGTATTTCTGCTGACGCAAATGCGGGAACAGTTACTAAAGAAACTTCTTTTAACTTAGCTTGGGACACAACTGTGTATCCATCTTTTGAGGGTTGTGATGCAATAATTTCTGCACCGATGCTAAGTCCTGTAACAAGACCTTCTTGGGCCATAATTAAAGCGTCATTGCCGCCTGTTGAGCGACTTAACTTAAATGTTGCATAGATACCGTCTGCGCGTGTCTCAGATGCAGTCATTCTACCGATTGGCTTTTTTAGATCATGTTGTGAAAGCAATTTAATTTTTGATGGATCAGCAATCTCAATAGAGTTAGCTGCAAATGCGTATTGTCCTAGATTTGTGCTACCAATTTCTCCAGTACCCATAGGTACGATCTTTCCAGAGATTTCGCGGCGTTCTTCTGAACACTCTATTGATGATGCTTCGATGTATAGGGTTTCCATTAGCTTTCGCTTCCGTTAGGTGATAGATCTTCCATTTGCATTGCTTGCTCTGTTGTAATTAAACCTAGTGATAACATCTTTTCAAGCACTAACAATCTTTCCATTGGCTCTGTGCGTAAGAATGAATCGTCAAGTGCAAATTTTACATAATGTCCAACAGTACTTACATCATCCATGCTGAGCCTTGACTCAATAGCTGAAACATAAGGCTGTAATGTAAATGCCACCATTTGCTTGCGCTCATCCTGTACATTTGCATAGGTCATAGTCGTATTCATTGAAGCCGATACATAGTAAGGATCAACCGAACAAAGTCTTGCACATTCAGTTGCTAATCCTTGAATTGCATCTTGATAGGCCATGTCTTTAGGAGAGAAGCCTGTAGTTTTGTAATCAAGTGTAGAAGTTAAATATGCTGTGCCATTATTTTGTCTAGCACGCTTCCATGCTGCAAGAAGTCCAGAGATTTCAGCCGGTGGAAGATCAGCACCGGAATTTTTTAAGAAACCCGTTGCGGATGGTGTTTCTAACGCGACACTTGCAGATTTTTGTGCATCTAGTGCAGCTTTAATTGTTGAACCGCCAACAGCTAAAATGCCTTCATCCTTTTGGAAAGTAATAAGTGATCCTAGACCGGACATAGGTAGAGGCACTCCATCAAGATAATATTGTGTTACAAAACTATTAACTGAGTCAGTGTTAAATGTAACGCGATTGTTAGCAACCCATTGCGCGTTAGCCATTCTCGAATCCTCTAAATAAGTCTCAGTAATCTGCCAATAACTAACCCCGTACATAAGGAGACTGTCAATTGTGAAATATAGAGTTTCAAATCGAGGCTGTGACTTAGAAGGTTGCTCTACCCATCGAGGAGCTGAAATCATCTCACCTGTAGATTTTTTGTAATACTCAAGTGGGATACTTGCAATAGTTCCCGCAATAAGATCTCTGCATCTTTTGATGCTAGGTACGGAAAGAGCCTGAGCGCGAGTGACCATGACTGGAAAGTAATTGCCATAAGTCAAGTAAGACTCTGACATGATTTGTGGCGCATTTTGCGCTTCGATGATTTGAGGCTTACGCGAGAAGATACCCATAGACATAAAGGATACCATTTGTCAAGTAATTAGACAAACATCCTCGGCGTGTCTAACTATAAATTTGAGGTTTAGGTGCTGGAAGCATTAACTTAGAAACCGTCATTGCAATTCCAATAATGGCTGAAATGTCTCCAGCTGACTTGCGCTTTACTATGCGCCATGCGGAATCGTTCACCTTTGCGCTACAGTTGTTAAATTGTTGGATAAGTTCGGGCATCCCATTATGAACAACCCTATGATTGACCAATCCTTCGAGCAAGTCTCCACACGCTTTATAGAACTGCTGACCAGAGACATCTTCGCAAATAACTCCAGCTTGAGTCAAGCGATCAGCAATAGTCTGAGTCGCGTACTTATCAAAACAGACTAGGCGAGGTTTGTATAGATCGCACCATGATTTAATACTTGCAGCCATCTTTAGTTCATCGATTGCCATCTGAGAGCTGTAAGTCTCCAAGATCC